AGAGGGAGAATAGGAGAAAAGAGAGGAAGGAACTGCAGGAACAGATATAACAATTACATTCGATGGTGAAACATCAGATGGTGTCCTTAAATGGATGGAAGATGAGGATTATTTTGAATTTAGTGACGACATACTTATTGCTTCTACAGAGAAGTTACAATTCAGAGATACAGCTATATACATCAATTCGAGTGCCGATGGACAACTCGACCTCGTAGCTGACACAGAGATACAGATTGCGGCCACAACAGTTGACTTGAACGGTAATTTAGATGTGTCAGGATCACTAACGTTGGGTGGCACTGCAATAACATCTACTGCTGCAGAGCTAAACATACTTGATGGTGTTACGTCTACTGCATCAGAGTTAAATCTGGTAGATGGTATAACAGCAGGCACAGTATCTGCATCAAAAGCAGTCATAGTAGATTCTAACAAAGACATAAGTGGTTTTAGAAACCTAAGTATTACAGGTGACTTGACAGTTGCAGGTGATGATATCACTATGGGAACTAACACTGCAGGTCATTTACTTATTGCAGATGGCACAAACTTTAATTCTGTAGCAGTCGGTGACTTATCGGAAATATCTACAGTAGCAAATGATGATGTATTTTTAGCAGTAGATACTTCAGGTGGTGGTCTTAAAAAGATTACAAGAAGTGCAATAGTATCAGGACTTGCTACATCAGGTGCTATATCTAATGTATCAGAAGATAGCACCCCTCAACTTGGTGGTAATCTAGACATGAATGGCAACGATATCGTTACCACTTCAAATGCTACAATAGATTTAGCACCAAACGGAACAGGTACAGTCGTTGTAAGAGGTAACACTAATTCAGGTAGAATAGTTTTTAATTGTGAAAGTAATAGTCACGGACAAACATTAGCTTCACAACCTCACTCAGCAAGTGTGACAAACACTATGTTACTTCCTGCAGGTTCTAGTTCAACGTTAGTATCTCTTGTATCAACAGACACACTTACAAACAAAACATTAACAAGTCCAAAGATAAACGAAGATGTAGCGTTAACATCTACTGCAACAGAGTTGAACCTATTAGATGGTGTGTCAGGATTAGTACAGGCTGACTTCACAAAATTAGCTGCAGTAGACTCAACTTCTACAGAGTTAAATTTAGTTGATGGTTCATCTGCAGGTACAATCGTAAATAGCAAAGCAGTTATCTACGGTTCTAGTGGTGAGGTAAATGCAACCACATTACAAATAGCAGGAACATCTATTACATCTACTGCGACAGAGTTGAATTTACTGGATGGTGTGTCAGGGTTAGTACAGGCTGATTTTACAAAATTAGCGGCAGTAGATGCAACTGCCACCGAATTAAATATCATGGATGGTGATACATCTGCTTCTTCTACAACATTAGTAGATGCAGACAGAGTAGTAACAAACGACAACGGAACAATGAAGCAGGTTGCTTTATCTGATGTCAAAACATATTTAACTAGTGCAGGATTTAGTACAGAAGATCCAACAGCACTTGCTATAGCGTTAGGATAATATCATGGCAAACACATTTAAAACAGTTACATTTGCTGCTGAACCTGCATCTTCGGGTACTCCGTATGTAATGTACACAGTGGCAGGAAGCACCACAACTGTTGTTCTAGGTTTAGTTCTCGCAAACATACACACTGCTCAAGTCACAGCTACTGTAAGGTTGGTTAGTGATACAGGCAGTAGAGGTGGCTCAAACAATGTAACCAACGGAACAAGTATCATTGTGAAAGATGCACCTATACCTGTTGGAGGTAGTTTGGAACTACTAGCAGGTAACAAGGTTGTATTAGAAACAACAGACCAAATAACAATAGACTGCTCCGTAGCAGATAAAGTATCAGGCACATTAAGTATTATGGAGATAACATAATATGGCATACATAGGAAATACATCACCTAGTAGGTTTGTATCCAATAGAGCAGCATCTGTGTATTCAGGTGATGGCTCTACAACTGCCTTTACATTAGAACAAGCAGTGGCACAAGATGAAGATGTCCTTGTATCAGTAGATGGTGTTATCCAAGAACCATCCGTAGCATATGCAGTTAGTAACGGAACAACACTTACATTTACTGCTGCACCCTCTAGTAATTCAGGTAATAATATATTTGTGTATTATCTAGCTAGTCAGGTAGGAACTGTAGGACATCCAAATACACAAGCGTTGAGTGCAACAAGTGGCACGTTTAGTGCAGGTGTTTCAGGAACAACAGGTACATTTAGTGGTGCAATTACAGGGGGTGGCACATTTACACCCGGAGGTAACATAGTTATACCTGATGCAGGTAATATTGGTAGTGCTAGTGATACAGATGCAATGGCTATCTCTAGTGGTGGTGTAGTTACGTTCAGTCAAAAACCTGTTGGCACAGGAATGGATTTTTTACAAAGTGTAACTGCAAGTGATGATGCTACTGTTGAGATAGGTTCTGCTTCATTATTTACTACGACATATAGAACTTATATAATTTACTATTCAAATGTTCATCTTGCAGCAGATAATGGTGACATAAATCTTAGATTTGGTATAGGTGGGTCAATAAAATCAGATAGTTATTATGATTTTACAAGACAAGTAAGATATGATGGTGACACAAGTGAAACTGGTCAAGCAGGAAACAATCAAAACGCATTACTTAAAGCAGTTGGTCAATCTCGTGGAAATGCTACTGGAGAACAATCAAGTGGTTATGTTATGATTTATGACCCTGCTTCTACAGATAACTATAAACACATTAACATATTTAATACTGGAGATGATGTAAATAATGATGCTACTCAATCAATTTTAGCTGGCAGATATAACAATGGTCAAGCAGCTTTGACTGCAATTCAATTTTATAGTGGTGCAGGTAATATCACTTCTGGATACTTTAGATTATATGGGATTGTATAATGGCTAGATTTCACAATATAAATGGTACAAGGGTTCAATTTACAGCAGAAGAAGAAACTGCAAAAGATATTGAAGAAAAAGCATGGTTGGATGATGCACCTAATAGACGTATGGGAGAACTTCGCAGACGAAGAGATGTTCTGTTAGCTGAAACAGATTGGTTAGGTAATCAAGATGTAACTATGTCTGATGCTTGGAAAACATACAGACAAGCTTTGAGAGATATAACAACACAAACACCGACAGATGATGCGTTGAGTAACATTACGTTTCCAACGAAACCAAAGGGGTAACGAATGGCATTAACACAAGTATTAACAGGTGGTATAAAAGCTGATGCTGTAGACAATACCATATTAAAATTAGATGATAACTTTGCATTTACTGGAACTGTAACTGGCACAAATCAAGGTTTAGTTTTACTACAGACTGTAACAGCAAGTGATGATGCTACTGTAACTGTAGGTAGTTCTAGTTTATTTACAACAACTTATAAAGTGTATCAACTTCATGTTATAAACGCTCATCCTGCTACTGATAGTCAAGAATTTAGATGTAGAGTTAGCAAAGGTGGAAGTGTGCTTAGTGCTGATTATGAATATTCAAGAAATCAACATATACACTCAAGTAGTTTTTCAAATAGAGGTAGTAATAGTGATGACCATGTTAACCTAGCTGAATCGTTAGGTAACGCTAATGACGAATGTCACAATATGGTGCTTACTATATATAACCCTGCCGAAACAACTTTTAAAAAAGTAGTTAATTTTTATTCTGGTGGTCTAGATTTGAGTCCTAACATAGCAAATAATAATGGTGTTTTTGGACACGAAGGTAATAGTGCTGCTATTGACGGAATACAATTTTTTTACGCTAGTGGTAACGTATCAACAGGTACATTTAAACTTTATGGAGTTTTGTAATGGCTAGATTTCATAATATAGGTGGTAAAAGGGTACAATTTACAGCAGAAGAAGAAACTCTTAGAGATGCTGAAGAGAAGGCTTGGGCAGACGCAGCACCTACAAGAAGGATGAATAAATTAAGAGAGCAAAGAAATGCACTTTTAGCTGAAACAGATTGGATGGCTAATTCAGATGTGACAATGAGTGTTGGTTGGAAAACATATAGACAAGCACTTAGAGATATTACAAGTCAAACACCGACAGATGATGCTCTTAGTAATATTACGTTTCCAACGAAACCGAGTTAAGGATAAACAATGGCATATATAGGCAAATCTCCTTCACAGGGAGTACGTAACAGATTCCAATACCAAGCCACAGCAGGGCAAACATCCTTCAGTGGTTCTGATGCAAACTCATTGACACTTACCTACACAGATAGTTTGTACCTAGACGTATATCAAAATGGTATATTGCTTGTTCCGGGAGATGACTACACTGCAACTACAGGTACAACTGTGGTGCTTGTTCAGGGTGCATCACTTAATGACATAGTTGAGATGGTAGCCTATGATGTGTTCTCTGTTAATGAAACGTACACTAAGACTGAATCAGATACACGCTACCCATTTAAAGGTAACAATTCAATCATAAGATTAAACGGACAGACAATCAGTGCAGACATTACAATAGACAGTGATGAGAATGGTGTAAGTGGTGGTCCTATAACACAAAGTGCAACAGTCACTGTTAATGGATATTGGAGTATTGTATGACAAGTCAATTAAATGTAGACACCATTGTAGATAAAGCAGGTAGTGGTGGCACTAATGTAAAGGTTGCTAATACGTCTGTTACTGTGGCTGAAGGTGGTAGTGCTACAACAACTACTGTTCAAGGGTTGGCGAAATCTTGGTCAGTTACTTCAGGAACTGATGCAACTAGTGATGATAGCTTTAATTATACTTCTAACACGGATAATGGCACAGGTGACTATTCACATGGTCTTACTAATAATATGAACTCTACATCATATTCAACTCCTGCTACTTGTGGTCAAGATTCTAGCACTTTTGCAATAAATAAAGCTCGTGCAACTAACTCTGTAAGAGTAATGAATATTAGGCATGACAACGCAGCAATAGATGTTGACCAAGTTCATGCAGTACACGGAGACCTCGCATAATGGCAAGTGAACTTAAAGTAGATAAATTTACAGGTGTAACCACAGCAGGTTCTATACTTGTTACAGGTGAGGGAAACTCAACGACAACTAGCCTACAACAAGGGTTGGCGAAGATGTTTTGTACATTTAATGGTACAGGCACTATTGCTATAAGTGACAGTTTAAATACAAGTAGCATTACAGACAGGGGTACAGGTTTATATACAGTTACAATTAACAATGATATGGGAAATGCTAATTTTACAACTTGTGGAACTTGTAGAAAAACAGATTCTAATGAAGACCCAAATCAAACTACAACTTATCATTCAGGCACTGGGTATACAAAAGTTGTTGGAGAAGTAAGAATATGTACTGGTAGGTCTACAGATAAATATGATACTCCAAGTGCAGAAACAGCGATATTCGGAGACTTAGCATAATGGCTAGTATATTAAGAGTAAACACATTAACAGATGCAAGTAGTAATAATTCAATAGGAATGAGTTATGTTGCAGAAGGCAGTGGTAAGTGTTGGGTACAATATAATGCTTCAACTGCAATACAAGATAGCTTTAACACAACGAGTTTAACAGATTCTGCTACAGGTAAAACAGTTTGGACTATAGCTAGTGACATGAACAATGATGATTATGCAGTTACAACATCAGCAGCCAATGGAGATGCAAGTGCTACATCTTCTACACTTGACCCACATACTTTTGCAACAGGTAGTGTATCACTAAACGCATTTGCAGGAGCAGATACAGCAGCTCTTTCAGATAGGTCACATCAATGTGCAATGATTATGGGAGACTTAGCATGACCAAAGCAGCAGAATTAGCAAAGATGGGTGAAGTCCTAACCAATAGTCAGATTGGTGGGCGAAGGAATATTATTATCAATGGAGGTATGAACGTATTCCAAAGAAGCTCGTCAGCAGTTACAGGATTAGGAGATGGTAACGAAGGATATGTAGTTCATGACAGAATAAGTCATACTGTTGTTGCAGGAGCAGGAAGATTTACTGTTACACCTGCTTCAGATGGTCCTAGTGGTTTTGCTAATTGTATGCAAGTAACTTGCACTACAGCAGATACTTCTATAGCATCAACGGAACTTTATGTTCTGCAATATAAATTTGAAGGGCAAGATATTCAACAACTCAAAAAAGGTACAAGTGATGCCGAGAAAGTTACTGTTTCTTTTTATGTAAAAGGACATGATTCTGCTACATATACTTGTGAATTGTTTGATGTTGATAATTCAAGACAAATTAGTCAAACTTTTAACGTAACAACCTCTTGGAGTAGAGTTGAATTAACATTTAATTCCGATACCACTGGTGTATTTAATGATGACAATGGTGAAAGTTTACAGTTAAATATCTTTTTACACGCAGGTAGTAATTACACAGGTGGCACTTTTACTTCTAATACTTGGGCAAGTAATACCAATGCAAACAGAGTAAGTAGTAGTAGTAATTCTATTTTTGAAAGCACATCAGCATCTTTTTCAATAACTGGCATACAGATGGAACTTGGCGAACAAGCCACACCCTTTG